CAGAAAATTTCTCTTAGTACCTAGCGATGTGGTTATTAACGTAGTTATTTAATTACTCTTGTAGTTTTTAATAGACGTAATTCTCAATTTTCTCTTGCTCGATATATTCTTCTGTCGATGTAGACCAACTTACAGATTTAATCTTCTCGCCACCTATTAAATTAGACCATGTTTTTATTATATAAGTTAACTATTTGCATACATTGCTTCATCCTTATTACAGTTTTTCTTTAATACAGTTAGAACACTCTCCAGAAGCTCTTCTTTATAACTCACTATGAGGCACTAAGAAAGATGCTATCTTGGTAACCGGGAAATGGAGTGGCTTTTCGGCTCCTCTCATGTATTTGAACCTGATGGAATTCCCTACTGATACCATTGTTGATCTAATTTCCTCATGCTCCATTTGGTTGATCTTTTCTTCCTTTAGCCTATCAAATCTAGCCCTCACAACAGGGAGGTACCTACAGATTAGATCTCTATTTGTTTTTGTCCATAGGAGAGATTGTCTCTTTTTCTTCACTAGAGCAGGAGCCCACTGATAAACTCCTCTTGGGCCACCCTTGATACCTTCCCTTTCCCACTGTAAGTCCCAAAGATTCTCTTCTGTCAGTTCTTCCGCTATACATCCTATATTGTCTAGCAATGACATAGCCAGGACCATTAGTCTAACAAAGAGCTGATTCTCCATTCCAAAATGTAAGTAATATACTGGGTTTCCAGTCATGTCAAGTATTCTCTCTGGCCTTCTCCCTGTCTTAATACCATAGAACACTTTGGTCATGTCCAAGCTCATCCATCCCATCACATTGGCCTCTTGAAACCATCCATCCAGCATCCCAGTTATGTATAATGTTAATTCTGAAGCCTCTAGTTCTTTGTTCAGCATTATTCTCATGGATCCTCCCCACCTCTTCATATTCTCATGAGAGTTTCTGAGTTCTCTATACAAAGAGTTGACATCCTCCTGGCTTAGGAAGACCCATCGTCCGACTTCACTTCTAGGCTCACTCATGATTAACCACACTTCTCCTGTATGCAACCCCGAGATGGAGGTCTCTGATATCCGCCAGTTTCTATAGTATCTCCAGACTACCTCAATGGCAGATTTGATCTTAGCAAAAGAGATAGTTTCAAATTTGATTATAATGGTTTTGATCTTCATTTTCCACATCATTCTGATCAAATCAAATGTTTTATCCTCTGTGTCAGAGTATTTGTACTCTATCTCTGATAACACTGCGTCAATTTTCTTTTCCTCCAATACCCTAGCAAAAGTCTCCTCAAATTGAGAGCTACCCACGTCAGACACTTCATCTATAGTCAGGGATGAGTCTACATCAACCTTCAGAGCAAAGTGGGTGGGCGGCTTGGATAATCGAAGACAGTGCTGAACACTAGAAGGAACATCTATTAGAGTCCAGCTGTACACCTGTGCATCTGGGACCAGTGCCTTCATCATCATAGAGGAATAACCATATCCATCTCCCATTACTAAAATTCTCCCCATCTCTCTCAACGTCCTAACACTCCCCATGATTTCATATACCCTATATAACGACTTAGTGGGGAGGGAAAAGTGCAAGGTTAGATCCATTTCAAGTTCTGGCCTCTCGTAAAACTCTTCACCAGGCATCATCCCTTCAAAATAAGAGAATCCATTGATCATCCCAGAGTGAAACAATATATATGACATATCATCTGGATATTCGACTTTCAAGCTCTGTGTCTCCGATGTCAGATGCTCTATCACTCTTCCTGATGATGGTACTAGGTCTGCTAAAGACTCGATATCAAGGTTGACCTTCTTTAACAGTCTCCATCCTTTTGCAGTAAACACTGTGTGATGATCAGAGCATTTCACTCTGTGCAAGTCCCCCCAGGTGTAATCTGCTTTGAATAGAGAGGAGAGTCCCGTTGCAACGCAATTGCTACATTTTGCCCGGAGTTTGCCACGCGAGAACAGAAGATGACCCTTCAGTAACAGATTCGGATCTACTTTAACCAGTGGAGAAACCATCATGGAGGATGGAAAAGCGATGTCTTTGCACATCTTCACGACTCTAATCAGAGTATTCTTTGCTGCTAATCCGATAGAAGTGGGCGTAACAGGGTATGTTTCCGGCATTTGTGCCCAAGACATCTCTCTCATATAATCCAGATTCTCCTTCCACAGATATACGCCAGATAATACTGCAAACGAAGAGATAGGTGACTCCCAGATTCTTCGTATGATAGAGATCTTCATATAACTCCAAGAAGGATATATTCTGTCTGCTTTGATTCTCTTTCCTGTTGAAGCTCCTATCCACAACATCTTAGCAGTAGTCTTAAATAGGTCAAGAATGTCAACTTTGAGGAACATGGTTCTACTAAGCCCGGCTATATCAAAGATCAAGTCTCCTTTAGATGTAGATGATAGAATTGCAGTTGCCGCCTTAACAGCCAATACTTCAGTGAGGAACCTCCTGGCCAGAGCAGGCTTGTTGGCAAGCCAGTCACTCGGGACCTGAGGAATCGAGGTGTAGTTTTCAAGCTCTTGTCTGTGGACCAATGCAATATCCTCTTTCTTAATGTACAGATATGGGTTTTCTGGATTGCTTGGAATCTCTAGGGATGTTAGTGCTTCTTTGAGATCCTCCTTGGGCTCTTCAACAGGGATAATACAATCTTTGCACCCTCTGAAGTAATGGATTAGCTTCTTCGGATACTGACCGAAATTCTGATTCATCGCTGAAAATTGAATCAACCCGAGCAGAGCCTGGAAATGAACAGTCACGTTCTTGGAGCCTTTTGCATATTCGGCGAACATATTTGTTGAAATGGACAGATGAGAAGGAGGTCCATATGACGGCATCCACAGCGATCCATGCTTCAAAGCCATGTCTACATATCGATGCATCATAGACCCCTTTACATGATCGGGTACCGATATTATATCCAGTGGGTCCAAATCAGTCACTGCCTCTAACAAATTAGTTAAAGAAGCCGCCCAATTTGACTCTTCATCGATAAACCATCCGATTGCCCTCAATAGCCTGATCGGCCTAGTTATCAATGGCTCCGTTCCATATGCTGCTTTAGATGCGGTACTATGAAGCTTCTCCTTAGTCACACTTCCCAGATACGGTAACGAGGATCCGCTAATCATCATCATCCGCCGAGGGTCCCCGACTACATCATCACCAACCACAACTTCTACATATGAATCAGGTCTATCAGTTTCCAGCGAATCCTCTGTTATGTAATGAAAAGGATAAGGTGTGGAGACTCCAATGACCTCTTTTTTCCACCCTTCATTTCGCACATGCCTTATGTATAATGAAGGACATCCTTCTTTCCTCTTCCGTCCTCCTTTGAAATGACTCCTCCAGACCATGTAGTCCCATATCTTTCTTTCTCCAGCAATAAGTGCCCCCACAACGTCCTGTTGACCCAATGTAATGCGTGACAAGGTTACAGTTTTGTCCACCTTAGATGCAATTGAATCGGCATACCCGTACAGAGTAGCTCCGAGAATATCGTGACACATTCTAGCATTGATTTCACTTCCACTTGTCAACTTTTCAACTAGAGGCTCCACCTTCTTCTCTGCACTTATACTCATGAGTTCTTTAAACCATTTAGAAAATTCAGAATCACTTGCTAATCCATCTATGGTCCGATGGATCATTCTCTTTATGATTGTGGAAGCATTTGGCGGGCACATTAGATTGAGAGATGTTGGGTCTTGGAGCAAATGAAGGTAGTCTATATCAGGACTCAAGAAAACATCCGACCAGTTTCTGAGAGTATACCTCAAACTTTGTTTTGCTTTTAGTGCCATCATCATCAAAAATTGATAGTCCTTACTGACTGGATCAGAGAACCCGCGAAGGACCATATCAAAAAAGCATACCACATTGAATCCTCCTAATGTCTTTGGTATTGATGCCATAGTTAGGATTAGAGTTTCTCTGGAGAGTAACCTCACTTCACAAGCTTTCAGCATTTCTCCACTCTTGAACTTTAGAGAGAAATAAATCTTTTCTGAGTCAAAACTATGAGGGGC